TCTCATGACATGATTATCAAAATGGTCGATGATGAGAAAGAAACGATTCTAGAAATGGCTTCTACTTTCGGGTTTCGTTACGATTTTGCCAATGCTGCAGTAATCCCTGGATTTGAAACAGAGGCAGAGATTATCAACTTCCTACAATTGAGTTCTACAAAAGGTCGAACCCTTTACAAATACGATGGTCCTACACCTCAACGAGATTTTTGTAGTCAGATGATGGGCTACGATCGCTTCTATGTCTACGAAGAACTTTCTGCAATGGAATCGGTAGCCGTAAATCCTGGTTTTGGTCGTGATGGAGCCGATACTTATTCTATTTGGAAATACAAAGGAGGCCCAAGATGCAAACATTTCTGGAGAAAGTATTACGCATCCCTAAGACCAAATGGCACCCTGAAAATCGAAAACAAGGGTAAAGCCGTAGGTTTAGCTGGTACAGATCCTGGTTCTATGCCACTTGAAGGTTATGTTTCGGAAGAGAGCCGTAGAAGAAGTGAAATAGGATACATTGTAAGTCAAAACATGAGCTCAGATGACACGGGATGTTGCAGTAACGAATACCATTTTAACGATGACCAGCGTATTGTAACAGGTCCCGCAATGATTCCTAATCTGGAGATCCCTCGTAAATCTCCCCTAGGTGAAAAATACTTCGTATACTTTTCAGAAGAAACCATTCGCAATATCGCAGAAAAGTTTATGAAGGAAAAGAGACTTGACTCTACCAATATCGAACATGATTCTGACGATCCTAGAACCAACAATTACGTTTATGAAAGTTGGATCGTAGAAAACCCAGAAAAAGACAAAGCTGCAGCTCTTGGATTCTCGGTTCCTAAAGGTACTTGGATGGTAAGTATGAGAGTCGGAGATGACCAAACCTGGAAGCTCGTTAAAGAGGGTAAGATAAAAGGATTCTCGGTCGAAGGTTTCTTTGGTGAAATGAAGCCAGTAACCAGAGACGAAGAACTTTTTGCAAAACTTGTTGAAATTCTTAAAGACGTAGAATAAACTTCTGAAGAAGGCCGTATATATAAAATATCTATTTTAACCTGGTGTTCTATCCCATATGCTTGCTTTGTTTGGGTTAGAATAGATAAAAACTGATCTAGCCATTATGTTTTTGAAGGGGACCGTATCTGGGTCCCCTTTTTTATTTCGACTTTTGTCACTCTCACTTTAGACTATATTTCGTAATAGATACAGAACAAATCTGTACCTAAAAATCAAATCTCATACGATATGACAAAATCAGAAGTATTAACTAAAGTTAGAGTTCTTCTTGGTTTGGAAAAATTCGATGAGGCAACCCTAGCTGATGGGACCAAAATTACCAATAAGATGGACGAGGACTTTGCTCCAGGGCAAATGCTTTATGTCATCGATGCAGAAGGTAACGAAGTTCCTGCTCCAGAAGGTGAGCATGTTACGGAAAGTGGTATTACTTTGGTGGTGGACGCTGAAGGAAATATTACCGGAGTACGTGAGCCCGATATGGAAGGTGAAGGTTCTCTCGAAGCCGCCGAACACGAAGACAAAAAAGAAATGGAAGTCGAAGAAAAGATGGAAGTTTCTGAAGAAGCTATTGCAGAAGTAGCAGAAGAGGTCGTTGAAGCAGGATTATCTCCTGAAGATCTGATCGAAATGATTGCTCCTGTTGTAGAGGAAATCGCTGCAGTCAAAGAAGAAATCGCAGCAATGAAAAAAGAATTTGAAGAGTACATCAATGCTCCTGCAAAGGAAAACATGAAGAAGGACTTTTCAAAGTTCAAAAAGAGCGAAACTGATGTAATTGACGCTTACACAAGATTGGCAAGCATCAGACGTGAATTTTCTAAAAAGTAAAACCTAAAAAAAGAGAAAAAAATCATGAGTTTTAATTTAACTGGATTGACTGCTTATACCGACGAACTCTCTACAGAGCTCGTAAGCCGTTCGATCTTAAAACCCCAATCAGTACAGTTCTTGACTGTACGTCCTGGAATCGCTGCTGGTACTCAAGCCATCAACATTCTTGGAGCTACTACTGACGTTCTTGATGCTACCTGTGGATTTGGTGCTGCAGATGTTGGTACTAACGCTACTAACTTTACACAAGTTGACCTTTGTGTATTGAGCAAGCAATTGAAAGAGAAATTATGTCCAGAAGATCTTCGCGATTACTGGTTGTCTTCTCAAATGAGTGCTTCTGCTTACGCTGAATCTGTACCTTTCGAAGTTGCTATCGCTGACTTGAAAGTAAAAGAAATCGGTGCTTACGTTGAAAACACTATCTGGCAAGGTGATGGAGTTACTGGTTCTTGTTTAACTGGTCTTCTAGATGCTATCTCTGTTGCTAACGGTGCAGAAGATGGAACCGCTTACGCTGGAGCATGGGCAGTTGCTAATGCTGTTGACAATGTATGGGCAATGATCGATCTTCTTCCTGATGCTGCTCGTCAAGAAGATGACGTTACAATGTACATGAGCTTGGCTCAATACAGCAGAGTCGTTCAAGGATTGTTGGCTACTGGAAATTCAATCTTGACTCAGTATCCTAACATCAGCAATGGAACTGGATCTGGTGCTCAAGCATTCACCTTCCCTGGAACTAACGTAACAATATTTGGTGCTCCTGGTATCAATACCAACCAAGTTGTTATCGGTCCTAAGAAATTCGCTTTCATGGGAACTGGTTTGATTGATGACGCAGACAACTTCAGATTCTTCTACGATCCTTCTGAAGACACTGTTAAATTCATGTCTAAGTTCCGTATTGGTGTTGCTGCTTTAGCTGACCAATTCGTTTCTAACGTGTAATAGATTGAAACTTGAGTGGGAGTCTTCGGATTCCCACTCTTTAACCCCTTAAAAAAAGAAAATAAATTATGAGTCTTTCAGCATGTGCAATTACTTCAGGTTTAGCCTTAGACTGTCGTGACAGCCAAGGTGGAATCGAGTACGTTTACATTGCGAATGCGGACGGGGTAGTTTCTTGGACTTTGACAACAGGATCTGAATGTGAAATTGATTCTATTTCACTAGATGGTACACCTCTAACAAGTGGTGACTTCTACAAATTTCAGGTTCCAAAGCAAACTTCTAGCTACACTGAAACCGTAAACGCGAGTACAGAAAACGGAACGGTTTTCTATCAACAAGATGTAGCATTGGTGTTCAACAAACTCCAATGTGCTACACGCGATCAAATGCTTCTATTGGCCCAGAACACGAAACTTCTCGTTATCGTTAAAGACGGAAACGGATCTTTCTGGACTGCAGGTCTTTCAAGAGGAGCAGAAATGACCGCAGGAGATGCCCAAACAGGTACAGCCTACGGTGATCGTAACGGGTACACCTTGACATTGACTGGACTAGAGCCAGATCCAATGTTCTCAGTTGACCCTACCGTTGTTGGAGAGTAATCTTTAACAATGTCTCTATATAAATCGAAAGGGAGTCCTAGTGGCTCCCTTTTTCTTTGCGATGATCCCTATTGCTAGTTTCTAATGGGGATGTATTGTCTTAAATTCTATTTTTGTTCGATTCTCCGTTTGAACCTTCTCTATCTAGACTTAGGAGCTTACCTCCAGCAAACATTCCGGGATGAAGTTCGTTCCATCCTCTCGCAAATCCATTTTTCGCAACCTGAGTCATGTAAGCAAAAGCATTATCTGACTTTTCAGGATTGAATTTATCGTATTTGCTACAAAGTTCTAGGAGAGCATTCTGGATATTGTCTTCCCTATCTCTTCGATCTATGTAATAGAATTTGTTTGCGATTTTGTTTGCCAACAGAATGAACATCTGTGTAAGTTCTGGGCTTATTTCTCCAGCTTCCTTACACCTGATAACTTCTTCACGAAGATCCTTATTTCTGAGGTAAATTGGCATCTAAAGTTTATATGAGAGTTTGGTACAAAGTTTCGTTGATCTATATTTAGTATTAAATATCGAACTTATGATTCTTGTAGAAAAGAATAATACAAATGAAATTGCATTCACCGCTGTAGACAATAAGAGTCTCGGTAGTGGTGTTTACAAGCTCATTTTCAAGAGTTCAGTTACGAAACAAGAAAAATGGGTCATCCCAACTGTTCTTGTAGATAACGATAGGTATCTGTTACTTGAATTTACGGAATCAGATACTGAAGACCCAACAAACGGAACCCTTGCTCTTAGAGGAGGATTCTACCCAAACGGAGAATATACTTACGAACTTTGGGAAACAAATACAGCTTCAGGGTATGACGACATCAACCTGATAGAAAAAGGAGAAATGAAACTCTTGGGAGAAAATGTTTGTCCTGAGATCAACTATTTCTTTTTTGGAGGAAATAATCCTGCTACTGATGCTTTTGTATATGTGACTCCTTGTTCAGATCCTCCGACTATCAGATATTGGAACACAACCCCAACCCAATGGCAACTTGATGAAGACCTTTGGGAGAACGCTTAAATAAAAATGAAAGAAATCTAATATGGCGAGTTTAACGAATAAAAAGATACAAGATACTTATCCTGGTTTGATAAAGACCGAGGATAATGCAGCTATCTCGTCTACCTCGGTTCCCTTAACAGATGGTGTTGGTAATCCTCTTCCTATGGAGGTTTCCGATACTACAATAACTTTTACTGATGTTGTAGATCTATCGGGAGCTACAGTAATTGGAGAAGTTGGTCCTACAGGTGCTGTTGGTCCTCAAGGTCCTCAAGGAGATATCGGTCCTACCGGTCCCCAAGGAGATGTAGGTGCTACAGGTGCAACTGGTCCCCAAGGTCCTCAAGGCTTTGATGGTAGAGATGGAAGAACCGGTGCTACTGGTCCTATAGGTCCCCAAGGTCCTGCTGCTGCTCCTGCACCCGCTGGAGCAACTGGTCCTCAAGGTCCTCAAGGAGATATTGGTCCTACAGGTGCAACAGGTGCTGCAGGTGCTGCTGGTTCTACCGGTGCTACAGGTCCTCAAGGTGCTGCCGGAGTAGATGGTGCAACGGGTCCTCAAGGTCCTGCTGGTGCTGATGGAGCTACTGGAGCCCCAGGTGCTGCAGGTGCTACTGGTCCTCAAGGTCCTCAAGGAGATATTGGTCCTACTGGAGCTACTGGAGCTGCTGGTCCTGCCGGTGCTACTGGAGCCCCAGGTGCTGCTGGTTCTACTGGTGCTACCGGTCCCCAAGGTCCTGCAGGTACTCAAGGTGCTGGAGGTGCTCTTGGTTACTATGGAAGTTTCTATGACACCACAGACCAATCAATCGGTACAATCAATACCCCACAGGTCATTACGATCAATTCAACAGATTCTTCAAATGGAATATCAATTGTAAGTGGACAGGAAATCACCATTGCAAATCCTGGCACTTACCGAATGACTATTACGGTTCTACTTAACAATGCCGCAAATTCGCAAGAAGATGCTACATTCTGGTTGAAATTGAATGGTTCAGATTATCCTAACAGCTCTCATCACATTACATGTCAGCCTAGAAAATCTTCAGGAGACCCTTCAGAACAAATCGTAACTTTTGCCTTTATCGGTACTTCTACATCGATTAATGATTATGTAGAAATATACTGGCAAGGAACCTCTACTGATCTTTCAATCCAAGCAGAAACTGGAATTGGTATTCCTAACGCATCTTCTATAAATGTTGAACTTAACCAAGTAATGTTCACACAACTTGGTCCAACCGGTGCTACTGGTGCTCAGGGTCCTCAAGGTGATATTGGTCCTGTAGGTGCTACTGGAGCTACCGGTGCTCAAGGTCCTCAAGGAGATGTTGGTCCTGTTGGTGCAACTGGAGCTACCGGTGCTGCTGGTCCTCAAGGTGCTACCGGTCCTGCTGGTACTACTGGTGCTACCGGTCCTGCTGGTTCTGGAGGATTAGTAAATGGAGCAGGAACAGATTCTCTCAAAAATGCCGATAGTTTGGTAGGAACACCAGCATCAGCAAATGGAGAATCTTCTATTGCAATCGGAGAAGCAGCACAAGCCGTAGAAACTACAAATGGACCTGGAGCTATTGCAATTGGATGGATTGCTAAATCTTATGGAAATGGTTCTATTGCATTCGGAAGAGAAGCTACTGCAGGAGTAACCTTATCTTCAAATAACGCAATGGCACTTGGTAGAGCGTCAACCGCAACCGGTCCAGATTCTTTAGCTGTTGGATTTACATCAAATACATCAGGACTAAGAGGTGTTGCAGTTGGTAAGGGAGCAGATGCAGGAGGAAACTTTAGAATTGCTATTGGTGGAGATTCTTCAACAAGCCAAGATTACGGTATTACACTTGGAGATACTGCATCAAATAGCGGTTCAGGTGGAGCTATTCTAATCGGAACTAATGCATCAAATAGCGGACAGGATTCTGTTGTTATTGGAGCAGCCTCAAATAATGGAGCCCAGCAAAATGTACTTGTAGGTCATGTTGCATCAGCTTCTGGTCTTCAATCCGTAGGTATTGGATGGGGAGCCCAACTTAATGGAAATGAATCTGACGCTATGGGTTATGATGCAAGAGCAAATGGATCCCGATCAATGAGTATTGGTTGGAGTACTCGAGCTAGTGCATCAGGTGCCTACATGATCGGTAAAGATAATACAAATGCTACCCAAGATTCTGCTCGTATCGATAGACCACTTGTAGACCATGCATTGAAGGTTTTCAATCACCCTAACGATTCAGCTTCTATTACACCAGATGTTTTAGCAGCAGCAATTCATACGGTAGTATTAGATCCTTCTGTACAAACATCTCTTACAATAAATGCTCCAACAAATACAGGTTATGCTGGTCAAATACTCCATTTAGCTATAGCCAATGATGATAATTTAGGATCAGGTGTCCCAATTACTGTTAACTGGAATGGCATTTATAAACAATCAGGTAGAGGTACAACACCTGGAGCATTTAATTTCCCTGTGACTATTACTCAGCAAGATTGTTGGTATCTAGAATTTACATATCTTCCATCTTGGGTATCTAATTCAGGTGCACCCACTGCAACTTGGGTTCTTACTGGAGGAAACTTACTAATTTACTAAGATATGAAATACTTCAAAGGAACAGAAACAGAATGTAATGAAATTGTAGCAGCTGCGGATACTTACTATGGGTATCCAAATGCTGCTACAAAAACCCTTACTTGGGCAACTCCTGAGAGGGATCCAAACGGTGAAGATATTTGGTGTATTCCAATGAACGATTGGATGCTCGAAAATCTAACCTATAACGAAGAAAAAATTCAAGATGAGTATCCTTTCCCGATGCCACCTCTTGAAGAAATAGAATAACATGAAGAAAGAAGAAAACAAATACGGGTTCTCGGTATATGGCTATGTAAACCCAGAATTGGCCAACAACTGGTATGAATACGATGGTAAAGATTGGGTTGGATGGGGTGTAAGTAACCTGTATCCCGACAGAATCATCGATCTTTATAATGGTTCTGCAATCAATCACACTTGTATTCTTGCAAAGGTTGATGGAATTGTTGGAAAAGGTCTTTACTGCGAAGATCCTGTAACCGATGCTCGACTAAAAAGAGCAAACCCAAAGGAAACCTGGGACGAAGTATTTGCCAAAATCGCTCTTGATTACGAACTCTTCGGAGGATTTGCTCTCAACGTCATCTGGAATCGTGCTGGAGATAAAATTGCAGAAGTTTACCATATAGACTTTAGCAAGATTCGTTCTGGCAAAAGAAACGAAGAAGACGAAATTACCGAATACTGGTACTCTCCTCGTTGGGATCTCTATTCCGGTAGAGGTAAAAAATGGAAACCTGTTTCTTACCCTGCATTTGACCCAACAGAGACACGAGGTGATAATGCGAGTCAATTGCTTTACTTCTGGGACTACCAACCAGGAATGGAATATTACCCTTTACCATCGTATGTGGGTTCATTAAATGACATCGAAATTGACCGTGACCTTTCTCTTTTCCATGCTGCAAACCTGAACAATGGGTTAACTCCTTCAATGTTCATCAGCATGCGTAACGGTATCCCTGACAAAGAAACTAGAGATGCACTTTACAGAGAATTCCAAGAAAGTTATGCAGGTGCCGGTAATGCAGGAAGATTCTTTTTAACCTTCTCTGAAACACCAGAAACTGCACCAGAAATTACGCCACTCCAATTAACTAACGATACCTACTATCTCCAACTTGAACAGAGATTAAGTAGCAGAATCTTAACTGGTCACCGTATCAGTTCACCACTTTTGCTTGGTATTCGAGAAGGAGGTTCTGGATTAGGATCGAATTCCCAAGAACTCCTAATGGCCTACAATCACTTCATCAATACGGTAATCAAACCAGACCAGGATACTCTACTTACCCAAATCAACAAGTTATTCCGTTACATGGGAGTTGAGAATCCAGATATCAAGGTTGAACAAGCTGCTCTACTCGACGAAGACATCATCATCGCAGAAGAGGTTCCAACCACAGAAAAAGTTATTGA